ATATGGTGGTCATTGATGAGCTGTCATCCTTTAAGTCTTATGGTGCAAAGCGGTTTAAGAGTCTACTTAAAGTAAGACCCTCTGTAAAAAGAATAGTCGGCCTTACCGGAACTCCCTCCAGTAATGGATTGATGGATTTATGGGCAGAATTTCGAATTCTTGATTTGGGTCAAAGGCTTGGACGCTACATTAGTCATTATCGAAATACCTATTTTAAGCCAGATAAGCGAAATGCTCAGATTATATTTTCTTATAAACTACTACCCGGTGCGGAAGAGGAAATCTACAAACAAATATCAGACATCACCATTTCTATGAAATCTACTGATTATCTCAAGATGCCTGAATATGTCAGCAATGAAGTATTTGTCACTTTAAGTGATAAGGAATGGAAGGTTTACTCAGATTTCAAGGAAGACATGGTGGCTAACTTAGGTGATGAAGAAATTGATGCTGTTAATGCGGCAGTCCTTTCTGGAAAACTGCTACAGATGGCAAATGGTGCAGTATACGATAGCGAGAATAAGGCTCATGTGATTCATGACAAAAAGCTAGATGCCTTGGAAGATTTAATCGAAGGAGCTAATGGGAAACCGGTCCTTGTTGCTTATTGGTATAAGCATGATTTAGAAGGAATTAAAGATCGATTTCCGGTCAGACAAATTCAGTCATCGAAGGATATTGAGGATTGGAATGATGGCAAGATACCCATTGCGGTTATTCATCCAGCCAGTGCAGGTCATGGTCTTAATCTTCAAAGCGGCGGTTCAACGCTTATCTGGTTTGGTCTAACCTGGTCACTAGAGCTGTATCAGCAAACCAATGCAAGACTTTATAGGCAGGGTCAAAAGAATACAGTTATTGTTCACCACATCATCACCAAAGACACCATCGATGAAGACGTACTGCTTGCACTCACAAAAAAGGAGAAAACTCAAGATGCCTTGATTGATGCGGTAAAGGCGAATTTAGAGGTGATGCGATGACAGAACCTTATCAAGATTTAGCCAATGCCATTATTTTGATGGCTGTTAAGGATTATAGAGATGCCTTAAAGAAACTAAAGAAACGTCCACGTTATGGACCGGCACAAGATATGAAAAACGAGGTGGAGAGGTTCTTCCGCTCTGATTGGTATAGAGAACTTACCTCTGTTGATGGGAATGTCCTAATCAAAAAGCTACAAGCGGAGGTGAGCGAGCAATGAAAGCAAAAGAGTATTTACATCAAGCCTACAGGCTAGATAAAAGAATTCAATCCAACATTGAGGAAATGGAACGACTAAGGGAGTTATCGACCAGTGTTTCCTCCCCCAGTTGGGGCGAGAGAATACAAACACAACGGCATACCGATGCTTTGTTTGTCAGATACCTGGAGCGAATTGAAGAACTTCAAATCAAGATTAATGATGAGGTGGACCATCTAGTTGCACTGAAAGCAGAGATTCGAGATGTGATTAATAAAGTAATGGATATCGATGAACGCATGGTGTTACGTTACCGCTACGTTCATAACTTTACTTGGGAGCAAATCGGTGATGAGCTGAACGCTGATAAGAGTACCATTCGCAGATGGCATGGCAATGCTTTAAATCATGTTGTCGTACCTGAGAATCCAATTGTTATTCAAATGTTGAACAGCAATGAGCACTTTTGAGCAGAGATAAGCACCTCATCTTCATGTTACATTATAATCAGCAAGATAGAATACTTACCAAGCCTTGTGGGATGCGCCCTGCAGGGCTTTTTCTATGCCCAGAAAGTGAGGTGAAACGATGCCAAGGAAACCGAAACGACCGTGCAGTACTCCGGGTTGTCCAAACTTAACCGAGGGTCAGTACTGTGATGACCATCGACTAGAAGAACGTAGACGCTATGACAAATATCAACGGTCAAAGGATGTTAATAAGAAATACGGCAGAGCCTGGAAAAGAATCCGTGACCGCTATGCACGAGAACATCCCCTGTGTGAGATGTGTAAAGAGGACGGACGACTGACTCCCACTGATGAAGTGCATCACATCCTCCCTGTTTCTCAAGGTGGTACACACGATAGAAGTAATCTGATGTCCTTGTAGCTGACCCAAGGGGGAGGTCAAATCTCTAGACCTCTTATGGCGGACAACGGCCTGGGGCTTCGCGTGTAAAAATCAGAAATCAAAGGGGGTATTAAAGACTTTTAGGAAAGTGGGGTGAAAAACATGGCGAAAGACGGTACAGCAAGAGGCGGTCAGCGTGTGGGTTCAGGAAGAAAATCAAAGGCTCTAACCGATAAAATTGCTGATGGCAGATTAAATGGTGCCATGATCCTGCCAGAGCCAACGGAAATAGAAGGTGCAGATGTTCCTCCTGTAAAAAATTATTTAAAGGCTACTCAGAAAAATGGCAAAGACCTCTGTGCAGAAGATATTTATATCGAAACTTACAAGTGGCTGAAAGATCGTGGCTGCGAAATGTTAGTAAACAACCAGCTAATCGAGCAGTATGCCATGAGTGTTTCTCGTTGGATTCAGTGTGAAGAGTGCATTTCAGAATATGGCTTTCTTGCCAAGCATCCAACCACTTCCGCTGCCATCGCATCACCTTATGTTGCGATGAGTCGTGAATACATGAAACAGGTCAACCAGTGTTGGTATCAGATTTACCAGATTGTGAAGGAAAACTGCTCTGTGGAGTTCGGTGGAAGAAGTCCACAAGACGATTTGATGGAGCGGTTATTATCTGCTCGGAAAGGAAAATAAAATGAAAAAATATAGAACGTGTGAAAGTGTATGCAAAGGTCATCCCGATAAATTATGTGACCTTATTTCAGATAGCATCTTAGATACGTGTTTAAGAAAAGATAAATCCTCTCGTGTTGCTTGCGAGGTGATGGCTACCAAAGGACACATCATTGTTGCCGGTGAGATTACCTGCTCAAAGAGAATTGATATCAGAGGTGTTGTTCGCCGTGTTCTGACGGATGTGGGCTACAATCCTAGAAGGTTTTTAGTCTTTGTCTATGTCCATCAGCAAAGTAAAGATATCGCAGGTGGTGTAGATCAAGCTTTGGAATCTCGTGAGGGTGATACGTCATGGTATTCCATGTTAGGAGCGGGTGACCAAGGTACAGTCTATGGCTATGCCACTAACGAAACCAGTGAGAAGTTACCTCTCCCCTTAGTCTTATCTCATGCCATTTGCGAAAAGCTGGATAAAGTGATGAAGAATGGCGTCATCAAAGATATTGGCCCAGACGGTAAGGCTCAAGTGACCGTTGAATATGAAGGTGACAAACCAAAACGAATTAAGACCATCGTTGTCTCTGTTCAACACAGTGCAGATAAAGATTTAGATGTCTTGCGAAATGAAGTCATCGCTCAGGTGCTGTGGCCCGTCTTTGAAAAATATCCATTTGACAATGAAACAGAGATTCTCATTAATCCAAGTGGACGATTTGTTGAAGGAGGACCTGCAGCAGATACCGGTCTTACAGGAAGAAAAATCATGGTTGATACCTATGGCGGACTCGCCGCTCATGGTGGCGGTGCATTTTCAGGCAAAGACCCGACCAAAGTTGACCGCAGTGGTGCCTATATGGCAAGAGCCATTGCAAAGAACATCGTTCGATGTGGCTTTGCTAAGCGATGCCAGGTAGCGATTTCCTATGCAATTGGAAAAGCAGATCCTGTTGCTCTTGAGATTGATACCTTTGGAACAGGGACGATTGAGGAAAGTATCCTTTGCCGTGCTGTGTTAGATGTATTCAATCTAAGACCTGCAGCCATTATCGAAAAGCTAAAACTGACGGATGTCATTTATGCAGATACAGCTACTTACGGCCATTTCAGATATGGCTTAAGCACGTGGGAGTTTTTGGATTGTTATACAGAACTAAGGGAGGCGGTAAACAAATATGTTGATTGAAAAGAAGAATACAAAAGACCTCATACCTGCGACATACAATCCTCGTAAAGATTTGAAACCAGGAGATGCAGAATACGATAAATTAAAACGATCCATTGAACAATTTGGTTATGTAGAGCCGGTTATCTGGAATAAGGTGACCGGCCATGTTGTTGGTGGGCATCAAAGACTGAAGGTTCTCATGGATATGGGCATCACAGAAGTTGAGTGTGTCATCATTGAAATGGACGAAGAAAAAGAAAAAGCACTCAACATCGCGCTCAATAAAATCAGCGGTGATTGGGACAAGGATAAATTGGCCCTTTTGATTGCAGATTTACAAGGTGTAGATTTTGATGTTTCCCTAACTGGATTTGACCCTAAAGAACTGGATGACTTATTTAAAGACACGCTGAAAGATGGGATCCACGATGATGACTTTGATGTGGAGACAGAACTAAAAAAGCCTGCTATCAGCAAGCTTGGTGACATCTGGACGCTTGGCAGACACCGACTTATATGTGGTGACTCCACCAAGAAAGAAAC